ATAAAAGGTATTAAACTAATATTAAGTGGCTTATTATCGCCATTTACAGCAGTAATTAATGGTATTAAAGAACTAATGTATGTAGGTTTAAGAGTGCAACATATTGAAGAAAATCTCATGTATGATAATACACCTGAGGTACTTAGTTCAAAGTTAATAGATGTAGAACATAGTGTAAAAAATCGTATGGATGGATTAGCTGAGGTAAATAAGTCTATGAGAGAAAAGATAGCTAAACTTGAAGATGAAAACAAAACTCACATAAACTGTTTTAATGGTAGTGAAAGTAGTCATTTATTATATCTTATAGCAGAGTCAGAAAGAAAGATTAATGAAATAGAACTATCTCTTGATAGTTATAATTCACTTTTTAATTCATTTAAAGACTTGTTACTTAGAGTTAGTAATATTGAAAACAATATGAGACCTAAAGACTTAGGCACATTCAATTTTATTAGTGATAAACTTACACAGCCTGAACTAGATATTATAGAGGCTGAAGCAAAAGGTGAATCAGTAGCAAGAGAAGAGTATGATTATACTAGTGAACAAAAGGCTAAAGATAAACAAGTTCAGGATAGAATGCGTAAAGATGAAGCCGAACTTATATGGTAAATTAAACGGACAAAACAGTCAGCAGTAGTTACTAAATAAAAGAGAGTGCCGCTTCTCAGAATGCACTTAAAAAGCCGCGAAAGGCATATATTCTGATATTACGTTAACGTAGTAGCTATTGCTGAGTCCATAAAATAAGGAGTATAAATGAAAGTAGTAGCATCAGTACTAATAGAATGCATAGTTGTATTAATAGCAATGTACTTAGCATTAAACATTATTCTAATATTATTAAGGAGTATATAATATGGCAGATAAAAAAGATAGGCTATTAATAATAACAGTTTACAGTTGTGTAGCTATAATAGGTATTTTATGGCTATACTTTATAATATACATGTTAAAGGCCGTCCTGTGAGTCGGCACATAAAGAAGCCTGGAGGATTCCCACCGAGTCCTCCTAAGGTTACTAAATTTGATACAGATGGCGTAATAACAGATGAATCACATATGCAATGGTGCATCTATCGTCGTAAATATAGGCAATGGAAAGAATATTTATTGCCATTTGAAGAAGTATTCGGTGTAAAGTTTAATATAGAGGAAGATAATGAACCTGATAGGGTGTATCTTAGAGCTAAATATGTTACTAAAGAGATACCACCTTTAGATATTAAACCAGTACAACATCCATTAGATGATATAATAGGTTAAGCTAACTGTTAAAGCACTAGCGGGGTTTCGCTATCCTTATGGCGATTAGTCCTTTTTATTGCATTAGACTATTATTATGCCCTATTTGAGCCCTATTATATCATCAATCTTACAAGAGCTGTGTTTACACTTCCATAAACATCCGCACATATCGTTTCGTATATGTAAGCACGGCTCTTTAAATTAAGGAGTATTATGAAATATGTAGAACGTAAAAGTATGAAAATACGTGAATCAGGACGTAGTAGTGATTATATTACACCTACGTTTGGTCACGGCTGTTTATACAGATGTAGTTATTGTTATATGCGTAGACATATAAAACAAGGCATAACAACAGTAGCTACAAATACAGAAGCATTAATAAATGCTATTGATGAACATGCTATGAGTCTACAATGGCCAAAAGAAGCTAATCAAACACATAGTAAATACTATACTTACGATTTTAGTTGTAACGAAGACTATGCATTACACGCAAAGTATCACGAATGGGAAAAACTATTTGATTACTTTGTACAAAGTGAAAGAGTAATGGGTACAGCAGCGACTAAATTTGTTAATAAACATCTATTAAACTATAATCCGCAACGTAAAGTGCGTATACGTTTTAGTTTGATGCCACAAAAGATGTCTAGTATGCTAGAACCTGGTACGTCACGTATTGTAGATAGAATAGAAGCAATAAATACATTCTATGAAGCAGGTTATGATGTACACATTAATTACTCACCTATTATAGCATACGAAGGTTGTGGCGATGAGTATGTAGAAATGTTTAAACTTATAGACAGCATAGTAAATGATAGTATTAAAAAAGACGTATTATGCGAGTGTATATTCTTAGTTCATAACAAAGGATTACACGAATATAATGTAGAAAACAATGTAAAAGGCGAAGAATATTTATGGACACCACATAAACAAGAAGGTAAACAATCTATATTTGGTGGCGATAACGTAAGATACGCTTGGAAGTACAAACAAGGTCTAATTGATGGATTTATAAATCTACATGATAATGTTATACCTTGGAATAAAATTAGATACATATTCTAGTGAGTCTCCCGTCTGTTAACAGCAACCGAGCTTAGAATATGTATCAAATATGGCTGGCATACCTAACAGTAGAGTTTAAAAGACAACGTACGGTCACTCTTTAAGTATGCCAAAAATTAAATTGATAACAGTATAAAAACTCTATCATATACTTAAACCGACATCGTTATCGGGGCGTTATATATGACGATGTGCTTAAAATTGCCTGGCTGGAAGTTGCAGGAGTTATCAAAATATTAGGCGAACAAACCAGTTTGCCTCTAATGGGTCTGATAAGTAATTATGGTGTTGCTTATCAGGCTCACTCTTAAATAAATAAACACCATAGATAAGGCAAGACATGTCAAATGAAACAAATAACGATAAGTTCTATATGGATAGTTTTACTAAAGGTAGACCTATGCCATTATTAGTATCAGACTACGCAACATTAGCAGACGTATTGAGTGCAGAAAATATCTCAATAAACAATGTTGTTATACAGTTTAAAGATGAGAATAATAATGATAAACCTATAGAACTAAACACTCCTATATCTGCAGGAGATTCTATTAACATAGCAAACGCTGCTAACAAAAGTGGCTAAACAGAGGTAACAAACAATTAAAAGAGAGCCAATAACTGGTCCTATAAGTCGAAGAGCCTCATGGGCAAGTCCCGTGGACGAACGCAAAGGAATATGTGAGGCTCTCTTTTAAATAAAGAGAAAGTAGAGGTAGACTAAGTGAGAACACAATTAATAGAAATATTTACATGGTTATTTACAAGAGATAATGGTGTAATAGACGATGTAATAGATAAGTTTGATGATTATGACCAAGATTCATTCGTAAGACCACCAGAAGATGTATCAAAGTTTGTAGATACACTGTTAGATGATGATACTTATGAAATTGTAAGAGCAATGCAACATACAACAGAACATGTATCTAATGGTATTAAATTGCCTGCTGAATCTATAGAAATGTGGTTTAAGTTTAAAGATGTTAAGCTAAAGCGTAGAAAAATATATAGACTTGGCGATTATTATCTTAGAGTTATGAATACAGGTTTTGATAAATGGATATTTAAGTTTTATACAAAACAACAAGGTGTATTAGAAGGTAAACTTGTAGATAGTTTTATTGGGGCACAACATCCTCATACTAGTCATGGCAATCCTTGCTTTGCAGGTATGGAAGCTCCTATTAGAGCATCTATAACAAACTATAACTTTACAGGTTTTGCATGGCATATAAGAAGATTTTTAAGTTCTTGGAACTATAGAAGTCCTCATCATCAACCTGAAAGTTTTGAGTATACAGGGAGATTGCCAATACATAGTGATAGTATGCTTAAAGAAGCTTTTGTAAAAAATGAAGATGGTTATTATCCAATTCATAAAAGTTATTGGGATTTAGAAAGACAAATTAATATTGATGAACTTTTGTATGTCAATCTTTTGCTTACATCAGGTAGAAAAAAAGAATATAAATCAGAACCAATATCAAAACTTATTCAGCATATACAAAATGGTAGTAAATATCTAAACGAAGACATTAAAACTTTAAAGTTTACTACGTTTAATTATACAGCTACATATAATCTTGCTTTATGGTTACAAAAAAAGATACTAGATTGTCCTGATATAAATGAAGCATTTATACTTGCATCATATTATACTAATACATTGCATGATTTATATAAAACTAATTCTTGTACTGTTACAGGTGAATGGCATCCAGATTACGACGAGTTACAACAAGATATAAATAATACTCTTAGCGTTCAACAATTTATTTATATGGATAAACCTAAAACAAATGAAAGGTATCATGATAGAGGATATAAACTTATAAACTTAACAAGAGATTCAGATAATCCAAACTATTATCAAGAGTTTAGTGATGCAGTTAAAGTTTTATCAGATATGCGTAGTAAGTTAGAAATGTGGAAAAATGCTCTTTATTCAGAAAGTGCTGACTATAGCGTAATACAAAATAGGTCATTTTCTGAAGTTAATAAGTTAATACAAACAGACAAAACTGTATTATGGGACACTGTTACTGAATTTATTGAATACGTTGATAATATAGATGTAACAGAAAACAATGATATAGATAACATTGCAGATTTAATAGATAATGCGAATAGAGATTACTTTGTTCAATTAGATATTATGCAATACATAAACAAACAAGTAAAAATAGAATATTACGAAAAGGAGTTAAGGAGGCTCAAAAAAGATGAAAAAAGTACAGTGCAGATTGCAAATCTCAATCTATAAACAAATACAACACTTGCTAAATTTATATCCTAAAACAGAGTGGTCTGGTGTAGGATTTTATAGTAAGTTAAATGAAGATAAACATGGCTGGTGTACAGAATGGGAACTTGTAGGATTTTATCCTATTGATTTAGGCAGTACTGCAGCAACAGAGTTCGATGGCGAAGACCAACTTAAAATGATTCAAAAAGCTTATAAAGAAAATCCTAAGCTTAGAGAATGTTACAAAGGTCTTATACACAGTCATCATACACTAGGTGGAGGAGCTTTCTTTAGTGGTACAGATAGAGACCATATGAAAGAATGTGCTAATACAGTAGGTTATCCATCATTAGTAGTAGCTCATGAAAGTACAAAAAGCCCGTTTGCATTCTCATTTAGTTGGCTAGATAGTTTTCAAAAAGTTCATTGGACTAAAGAAAAACATGGTTATGTAACTATTGATTACGATGAGTGTAAACCTGTAGGTTTATTTAAGAAATGCCTTAACTCTTTAGAAAAACAAGAAAAAGAACAGGTTAAAGTAATGCCTACATATTATAGCAGAACTGGTTTAATGGGACAAACTGCTATGTTTGATGAAAGGACTGTAGTTAATCCTTCATTAAAAAGTAAACCTAAACTAAAAGGGAGCCTACAAAAAGAGTACGACAAACTATACTTAGCTTATGAAAAAACTAGTGAAGAATGGTTTAAAGTGCAATATGGCAGCCCTAAGTTTGAACTAGTAGAGCAACAAGCAATAGATGCTGAAGCTGCTCTAGATAGTTTCTGTAACAAAAATGATATTAATGTAGATTTTGATGGAGGTATCATTCAATGAGCAGATTCTTAAGAAACAAGGACTTAATTGACCAAAAGAATCTTAAGGAAATCACTGTTATAGGTGCAGGCGGAGTAGGCTCATCGCTTATTCTGTCTGCAGCTATGATGGGTTTTAAAAAGATTCACGTATGGGACTTTGACGTACTAGAAGAGCATAATCTTAGTACAACAATGTATCCAGAAAGTTATTTAAGTAAACCTAAAACAGAGGCAGCTAGAGATTTAGTAAAACACTTTGGTTGCGAAACAGAAATTATTGAACATGCTAAATTTGGCTTTACAGACAATGTCACAGCATGTACAATGATGGCTCCAGATAATATGGAAATACGTAAAATAGTGTATATGAACTGGACTAGACTAAGTAATAGAAAAGTATTAGTAGATGGCCGTATGGGTGCATTGTCAATGGACATTCACACAGTTGACTATTGGAATGATAACTATCTATCTAACTGGAAATCTAGTAAAGATATACCTGATTTACCTTGCACTGCAAAGCATACAATATTTACAGCTAATATAATTGCTGGACTAATGTTGTCACAAGTATTTAATGTCTTGCATGATAGAACATATTATTCGTATATTTGGAAGTCGTTGTCACCGTATATGACTAAAGAATACGGTAAAGTAAACCCCTTAATAAATGGAGAAAATAGTGATAAAGAAACAGAAACGCAAACCAGTGTCTCTGAATCCGAAAGTACTTCTTCTGTATGGAGCACCTAAAGTAGGTAAAACTACTATGCTCTCACAGTTAGATGACTGTCTGATTATAGACACTGAAAAAGGAACGCACATGGTGGAAGCTTATGTGCAAGAAGTAAATAACCGAGAAGAGTTAATCCAAACTCTTAAAGATGCTATGGAAGGTCACGAATTTAAATACATAGCTATAGATACTATTGATAAAGTTGTAGAATGGGCTGAGAAAGCTGTTTGTGCAGAATATGAAGTAGCATCTATTGCTGATTTAACATTCGGTAAAGGTTATGCGTTAGCTCGTGAGAAAGTAATGAATACAATCAATGCTTTTAGAGACTGTTGCGACCATTTAATTATCGTTGGACACAGAAAGGTTGCTAGGGCTGTTATAGATGGTAAAGCCCTAGTTGAACCTGAATCTTTAGATATAACTGGTAAGTTGAAGAATCTGATTATGTCAGATTGTGATGCTATCGGTTATGTCTTAAGGGAAGACGAAAAGTTAATGGTATCGTTTAAAGCAGACGAATCTATAGAAGCAGGTAGTAGATGTGAACACTTACGTGGCCAATGTATAGAATTTGATTGGTCTAACA